TGGTAAAATCTGTGAGAATTGTTGCGAAATTTTCTGGAACAACGATTGGAGTCGACATATTATATGTGTAAATACAATTTTTATAAATACTTTTACGCTTTTTACACATGTATCAAAAAATTGAATACGGATAAGTTTCCAATACTATTCATAATATCTAATCATGACTGATAAAAAAATCGCCGACAAAGTAAACAAATATATCTCTAATTTTCAAGATGATATTCGTCAAAAAATCATCGAACTTACTATTGATTCTGAAAAAGCCACTGAACTCCTCGAATACTTATATAATTATCCGAAAATGGAAATCACTAAAGAAGACTTGAATAAAAGACAACGTGCACCAAATGCAACTCCTATGCAAAATCGTTGTATCGCAAAGAAAAGTAGTGGAGAACAATGTACTCGTAAACGAAAAGAAGGTTGTGAATATTGTGGAACTCATGATAAAAAAACGAACCCCGACGAAACAAATGAACCCAAACCAACTACCAAAAAATCATCGACAAATACTCAGAAAATCGAAATCACTGCTGTAAATCTAAAAGGTATTGTTTATTATGTTGATAAATATAATAATGTATACAAACCGGAAGACGTTCTCGACAATAAAGAAAATCCTAAGATTATTGGAAAATATGAAAGAGAAGAAAATGAAATCAGTTGGTCCGCGTAATAATAATTGGTTGAATATCTCTAAAAATGTAAATGGACGATTTTGTTTTAGCAAATTTAAATGAATCGAGAAATGAATGGTGTAGTCGTTTAATCACCATATTATCCCCGCGTATTGCTGAAGGTATACAATCTATTTTTAATGAAGCTTGGAAACTAAGTGTAGAGAATAAAGAAATGGATAAATATTTGATGACTTTCCAGAATTTTTTATGTGCGGTTCCGAAATGGAATGCAAATACGATTGAAGATGAACGTCAACGTATTATTGAAAAATCAGGATGTAATTTTTTAGAGGATTTAATAACTTGTGTTCATATCATACAATTAAAAATATTGACAAGTGTTCGTGTCGGTAATCGACAGAAAAAAATAGATATTGCGATACCAAAACTCAATGATTTTATTCATCGTGTTTATGTGAATACTGCTAGTAAAGTGTATCGCAATGCTTATTTGTTTGATAAAACGGCGAACGCATTAACTCATCAAAAACATATGCGTGAATTGGAGAAAATCATTGAAGAATGTATTTTGAAAACGATTCGAGATAGTATTCCTACAGAGCAAATTGTAAAAGCATATTTAGATGAATCAGTTGAACAAGAAGAGGAAGTGATTGTTGAAAATATTGTTGAACCTGCTCTCGAAAAACCAATTCCTGTGGATGGAGAAGAAAATAAAGCACCGGAAACAGAAACCACAGTTCCTGAATTAAAACCAGAACCTGAATTTACTGTTCCTACAATTGAAAATGTCGATTCTGAACCGGTTGTAACGCGTTTAACATTTAATGATATTGATAGTGCTATTGATATTCATGGTGCTGAAGAGAAAATCCAGGCATCGAAAGATGTGGACAGATTAGAACAATTGGGTATGGAACGCCACTTACAAAGAAAAATGGAAGAAGAAGCGGAAGCAGAAGAAGATGCTCTTAAAATCGGTGATGATTTGAGTGGATTTGATTTGGGTATTATGGATATGGATGCGTTTGGAGAACAAGATAAACTTAGTAAATTCAAAACAGTGAATGAATCAGACCCATTGAATTTATTAGGTGATATTGAAACCTTATAACGCAAATGTATATGACAATTTATATTATAATATAAATAATAGGCGTATTAATCTCTCAACGAAAATGCAGTTTTCAATAAAATCGGATAATACACTTCCTGGATATATCGGTACTCGTAAAATTAAAATTATTGACGATTCTCAAACATGTCGGGAATATTCGATTCAATTTGCGGATACAAATTATATAAGTCATAGTGAACATGAAAATCGCAAATATCATTCAGTCATATTTACTGAACCTGAACATCAATTAGTTTCCGTTTTTCCAAAAATACCCTATCCTTCATCAGAAATCCTTGACAAAAGCGAAATTCCTCCTTATACAATTCAAGAGATTATTGAAGGAATACGTCTTCATATGTTTTATGATTATCGCGCAAAAGAATGGGTTATCGCAACCAGACGCGTTATTGGTGGAGACCATTATCCAGTGTTTGACGGCGAAATTGTGTCGAATTACACATATAAACAAATGTTTTTAGATGCTGTCCCGGATATGTTCTCTCCTGTGATTGTCGACATTTTATCGAAAACACATTCTTATCATTTTATTTTACAACATCCTAAATTACCTCAAACTGCTCATATTCCAACACCTGCTGTTTATTTGATTGATATTTTTTCGATTGACCCTATTACAAATACCGCCATATTAGTGAAACCTGGAAACTCACCAATTATTCCTCTTGGTGTTTTATTGCCAAAATATATATTATTATCAGTATCCTCTGACCCGGATTCAAAACAATTTAATTATAGTACAGTGCCAATTGTTTATTCAGACGTGAAAACTTTGAAAACGGCTATAGATATTATAGGTAGTTCGGAATTTGAAAAATGTAATCATCCTGGGTGGTATGTGAGGTCATGGGATACGACGATTCCATTTCATGACCAGTTTGATTGTATTCTTGAAAACGCAAAATATAAGAATATGCGTATTTTAAATCAATCCGGTTCCAAATATTATTTATGGAAATATTTGACATTATTAAAACAAAATGCGGTGAACGATTTTATTCGTTGGAATCCTTATTTTGCGGAAACAAGTCGACGCATGTATTCTATTTATCATGATTTCCAAAAAGAAGTATATTCGATGTATTTGAATATTTATGTGAAAAAAACAATTCCAGCACTAACAACTATGGATACTACCAATAAACAAGACCTTATGATAGCCACATTTAAATCATATGCGAGAGATATTCATTATAATGTATATTTACCGCGTGTCCGATATCATAAGAAAAACAAATATCCAAAAGATTCGGTTGATATGCGTATAAAAATGAAAGATGTCGATAATTATATGCGTAAACTGAAACCGGAAAATCTTGTAAAATCAATCTTAGGACTGTAAACCTTTGCTAATTCTCTTGTAAAATTGATTCCGTAATTGTTTTCTATGATTCTTGTATCTCTATAATATGATACAAGAATTAAACCACAAATTAAACCAGGTTTTGATGCGCAAACAGGAAACACAACGTCGTTTAAAAATGACGAAAAGTTCGAATCTTAGTTTCTGCTTAGGAGAGAAAACAATCAATCCAGTAACCCATAAAGTCTCTTGGATTATTTGGAGAAATGATGGCTCTTATATGTATGTTTCCAATTATCATTGGCAAAATGATGTAGCACCTTTCAAAACTGTTATAGAAGAATCATAATCATTTGTATTTAGAATATTATTACACATAGTAAATTATTTTTTTATTTTCCAGTTGTAGGTTGAATACATAAAAATTGAAACACTTTTTTCTGTAATTATGTTTATATCATTACAGAAAATTCGATAACCATGAACCAATCCGACGACGCAACCGTGAACAGTGTTATTTCCGAACTCAGTTTTATGAGTATTCGGGAAAAGTCCCCGATGTCATTTTACATCGCCCGCGCAGAAACCTCTCAAACTCAAGAGAATGTGAAACGAATCATCGAATATAATCGTATCGGTGAAGTTCGTTCTATTGAGTTTATTCCAAGAACCAATGATAAAAGACAAAATTATTATTCAGTGATTGTTTATATGAACAGTTGGAATGAATGCCATCATTCCGATATGATTCGCAATGCTATCCGAAATAATGAAGTCTATAAATTCCATTATGATGGCAGATACTATTGGAATGTAAGTAAAAATCAAAAAGATACCGGATTCGCACAAGCAATCGAAAAATTAGGAATCAAACCTGTCGAAATCCCCGAAATGAAATATGACCCTCGAGTCATTCATTACAACGCAGAAACAAATCTAACTTATGGATATAAACAACCCAATAAGGCATGGGAAGGACAAGAAATTATTGAAGTACAACAACAAACAATCGAAGACCTGAAAACCCAATTAAAATGCGTTTATTATGAACTTCATAAAACCGAACGAACTGTTATTAAAACAATCCAAGAATTGGGAGAAGAAAATATGAATTTGAAAATATATAAATTGGCAGCAGACGAATACAAACAACAATATGATGACCTCTTAAATGCCTATTTGAGAAAAGATTTCGATTATATTCAAAATAGACATGTTCCTGCCAATCGCTAAATCCAGTGTAACTTGAAATAATGAAAGACAAAAAAGAAGAGAAAGATGATAAAAGAAAAATAATGAAAGACAAAAAAATAAGAGAAAAAAGAAGAGAAAAAAGAAGAGAAAAAAGAAGAGAAAAAAGAAGAGAAAAAAAGAAGAGAAAAAGAAGAGAAAAAAGAAAAGTTTCTTTTTTTTAAATGTGCAAAGGTGTAAAATTGAACATAAATCAATAAATATATAACAATGCAATATGTTATTATGTTATTTGAAAATCAACCGGGGTTATCGTTTATAATAAACGCTGAAGACAATTTAATAATTCCATATTTAGATGTAGCCAAATGCAATATAGAAATGTTTAATAATGAGACTATAAATGAATGGCATTTATTTTGTAAAAATCTGGATGGAACATTTAAAGATGTGAAAAAAAAAATACAAAAATATAAACCAACCGAAAAAAAGAATAATATATTAATTAAAATACCTTGCAATTTTAAAGGTTGTATTTGGAAAAATTATCCAGATTTGTACAATTGCAATGGTGAACAAACATTATTATATTTGGAAAAAACTCGAAGTAAATTGAGTGATTTGTATATTAAAACATCTGCATCTGACTATGTTATTAGTTGCTGTATAACACCAGAAACTTTTTCAAATCTAAGTATTTCAAATTATTCTAAATTAGTTGATATTCTTATAGCAAATGGCGAAACTAATTCAACAATTTGGTGTGCGGTTGCTTGTTGGTGGAATTATTCTAATCAACTAAGCAATCAAAAATATACACAAATATTAAAAGATGGAATTTTGAAAAATGGTGTAATTCAAAATTATATTGAAAAATATGAATTACGAAAAAAAGGAATCGATGAACTCAAAACACATGAAATGCATGTCGATTTATTTGATAACGACGATGAATGGATAAAAATATTAAATGAATATTGTTGTCCAAAATTATATATTCGATGTAATTGGTTTTTGATGATACATGCACGTGCTATAATAAACAACTCTGAGAAATTAATAAATTGGATTAATGTACATAAAAATAATATTGTATGGGATGAAGATTTATTAAGTGATACTCCAAGTTATGCATTTAATGAATGTTATCATTATTATGATAATCAATATATATCAAATGAACTCGGAAGACGTTTTCTTAAATAAACGTATTCTATGATTACTGTCGTGTTATTACACCCATTTTGTATCGATATAGGCAATTATCGCAAATAAAATACCTCCCCAAAGAGTATCCATTAATGCAAACCATAGAGGATATTTCTTAAAAATCGCATAATTCGTAAAATCGAAAACCGCATAAATGGTTGCGCCTAATAAGAATGATTTTTGTATTGAACCGTCTTTTCTTGCGAACATTAAATAAGCAAACGCAATCGCAAAATAAACAATAATAGCACCGAGAGGTTTCATTTGTAAAGCGACTCTTTGAACATCCGCAATAACTCGACCCGATAATTCTCTCGTAGAGAACAAATAAAAAATATCAACCATAAAAAATAATAATGCAAAACGAACTAAATCAAATAATGATGGCATACTTATTCATAGACAAAGAAATTATTCCTAGAGTATCATATACTTGAACGTATACTTTTTGGATATTTTTGTTTTCTACCATCCCTCCACAAAATTGATTTATTTTTATGTGTTTTTGTTTAATTTATATTCTATATCAATAATGTCATCAAATAACATTACTTTGGCCGATATCGATGCTCTTGTCGATATGATTCCTGATTATGAAGACCCCGAAGAAGAATTGGAACGCTTTTGGAGTTTGACCGCACAACAAAGAGATGTCTTCTTAGACTATAATGGATTCCCTAGGGCGTATGTATTTGGCTCATATCCATCCGCGTTCAATTCACGACGCTGTATTATTGACTCTACTATAGAGACAATCGAGGTAAAATATGGAATAAAAAATCCCATATGTAAAATACTTAGAGAACAACTGATATTGTATAGTCCAGGTCGAGCGGAAATCATGTTTCACGAACATATGAAACAATATCTATTATAAACCCAATATCTTCTTTACAAATATGGTCACTGTTGTGTCCACACAAAATAATAAATGAGCAAAAATACCTAATATAAGCAATCCAACCGCCGTTTTCCAATAAGTAATTCCTAATAAAATCGATAAAATATATGCGCCAATCAATGTAAGAGTCAAATCAACAACAGCAATATTCATTATGCGATAGGAATGAACTCCTTCTTTTGGTTTTCCAAAAATATCCTTATATTTACAAAACATCTTCTTATATTATGAACAAGATGTTTTTCTACGCCTTTACACAAGAGTTTATACTGATGAATAAAAATTCCGTACTTGTTCAACACAACGTCCAATATAATTATGTGGATTTAAATGAATGCCTCCTTCTTCAATAATTCGTTTCAGTGTTTCATCTTTTTTATAAATATCCAAGAGATGTGTCGAATCTTCTGTATTATGAATCAATATTTTTCTTATGGTTTCATGAAGTTGTTGCCGATCATATCCCATTTTAACTCCTCGTATCATAATTTCCTCAGATAATACATATTGCATTTTCATAAAGACTTGTTCTCTCGCAACATCTTCTTGAATCACTAATCCTCGAATTGTCTCTATCGTTGTATTTAAAATATATTCTACTAACATAAAACATTCCGGATATAATATGCGTTTTACAGCGGAATCATCGAGAGAACGTTCCAACCATTGATTAATATATGTATTCGCAATTACTGATTCTTGTCCAATCACATATCGACAGAGAGAACAAATCTGTTCTAAATGTATCGGATTCTGTTTATAAGGCATCGCGGAAGAGCCGACTTGATGTTCTGTAAAATGCTCTTTCACAAGAGAATGTGACGCTAATAATCGCAAATCATTCGCCATTTTATACACGGTTTGACAAATGCCACTCAACACATGAAATATCTCTACATCATATTTCCTTGAATATGTCTGTCCACAAATTGGAATTGTTTTTCCAAAGGAATATTCAGTTGCTAACATATGATTCAACATTGTACATTTTTCATGATTTCCTTCAAATAATTTCAACATTGTATCTTCTGAACCAACCGTTCCTTTTACACCACGAAATGGAATATGTGAGAGACGATATTCAATATTTTTTAAATCCTCTAATAAATCCGCATTCCACATTGTAAATCTCTTTCCAATAGTAATTAATTGTGCCGGTTGCAAATGTGTATAAGCGAGTGTGGGAACATGCAGATATGCGAGAGAACGATTCTTTAAAACATCGAATAATTTTGTCCCTAATACATGAATATGTGACATACTATCACGAATCAAAATAGCATCTGTATTATCATTAATGAAATTACTTGTGACACCAAGATGAATGATTTTTTTGGCATTTGGACATAAATCACCGAAAGCATGAATATGAGCCATAATATCGTGTCCATATTTGATTTCATAATCTTGAATTGTACGTGTGTTAATTTCGGATTTTTGTCTCTCCATTTCTTCGAGCATTTCATCAGTAACGACAGATACACCAAGACGTTGTTGAGCGGAAGCAAGAGAAATCCAAAGTGTACGCATAATAATGGTTCGATTGCCAAAATTCCAAACAGCAGAACTATATGGCGCAGGATAACGAGAGGCAACTGGATGAGTATACATATAGTATTATAGTATTATAATATTATTATTTATTCTGTTTATTCTATTTATTCGAGAAAAATTGAATGTTGTTTTGTTTAATGAAATCAATGATATAATAAGAGTTGAACCTGATTATCAAAATGCCCGCTGCTACTTATACTACTTTTATTGAATCAATCAATATGTCTCAACAGCTTGAAGAGAGACTTCATGAAGAGAGACTTCAACAAATTCGACAACAAATTAAAGAAGAGGAAGGAAAATCATTGTCTGGATTCGGTGAGCGTAGATATACGCCTCATCCAGTTTTATTTATGTACTATGTCATCACCCCAGATTATGTTCCCTATAGTCAAGCCGTTGACGCATGTGTTTTCTTGACAAAAGATGCATACAATGCTGTCAGAGTTTTGGATTATTTGAATAGTACGGACAATGCCATCGTCAAACATATTCATAACATCGCAAAAGACACTGTCGACCACGAACCGGTGAATCCTAAATTTGTTATTCGTAGATTTGGACCGAATTTTATCAGAGCGAGAACTACTATTCCAGTTTCCAAATTTCAACTTGATTTCCTTCTTCTCGATGGCTTACTCAATCAAGACATCGACAAAGTCGCCGCATCCAACCAAAATCAAACATTATTTGATACGAATCTATTGGACGCATTACGCAAACATTTTGCTGACAAACATTTTGTATAACTGTTTATTTCCTATTTTGTAATTAAATATTGTAAAAAAGGTTTGTATAAAAAAATGGGACCCTTTGGGTCCCATTTTTTACAAAGACTCTTTCATAAAACATTTTTATTATTTTTATTATTTTTGTTGTTTTGTTGTTTTGTTGTTTTGTTGTTTTGTTGTTTTGTTGTTTTGTTGTTTTGTTGTTTTGTTGTTTTGTTGTTTTGTTGTTTTGTTGTTTTGTTGTTTTGTTGTTTTGTTGTTTTGTT